CAGGTCCTAGAAGAACTATCATTGTGTCATTAAATGTTTCGTCCATAAAAGTAAAGAGAGAACTGAACATTGAATAATTTGTACTTAATAGCGACTCTAGTTGTGCAATTATGAAATTTGCAAAGAAATTTGATTTTGGTGAGTTCTTGTATTCAGCAAAAAATTTAAGTAGTGTATATGGTTTTTGTTCAACATTAAAACTGATAGTTTGAAATTTATCGAATATAGATGAAAACACCTCGCTGGTTTTTTGTTCGGGCATAAACCCTTTTTCACTCTTTGTATTTGTTTTCGCAGTTGTACTTGCAAATGTAGATGATGCCATATTTTTTATTTTGTCCATAAAACCACCGCCTCCCACCAATGGTATGGTAAAAGGTTGCTTATCTATATCGGTAGGAATTACAACGAGTTTGTTTAATTTACAAACATATAATATTAGACCACCAAGCACAAAATACACAACGATATTGCGAATAGATTTAATCGTTTTTTTTAAGAAATCACCCATAGGCGAGTTTTCAGACAAAGCATTAGTTTTTTCTTTTAGTTTTTCTAATTCTTCGATATTATCCATCTGTGTTGCTTAAATTACAACAAGAAAAATAAATGATTTTATATTACACTAAATGTTATTGTAAACAAATGACATGTAGTTATAATTAACGAATACTTCTGTGTGTTCTTGGTTAAAAATTATGGAACAATAAACAGAAGTTATAAAAATGAAAATTAAATCTAGTTGGTATTTATTGTTATACAAATAAAACATGAGAGCTTTAACGTGTTCACAAATCAAATATATTGAGAGTTTTGTACGCGATAATGAAGAGGATGAACCACCTAGATTGTTAGCACGAGATGTCGAAAACACAAAAAACAAATATATTCAGATAAAGGATCGTGGTGTTCCTCATACATATTATGTAGCGGCAAGTAACCCAAATGGGTTTGCAATGTATAACTTATACAAGTCATTTGACAATACAATATATATATTCACGACATATGTTGAAACCCTGAGTAGTTATTACAAAGTTACCGATGAATGGATAAGCAATTTGAAGTGATTGCAATTATTTACGTCGCATACATGAGTGCCGCATTACCTCCCATAAACGAGAGAATGTTGATTCGTTCTTCAAATAGCGTCATGTCATAGTTGTACTTGTATATCCTCCAAGTCGGTTTGTTTATTCCTATTATTTCACCTGTATCTGGGTCACATATTGTCATTGTTTGTGCGTTAACGTCTAATGGAGGGGCTATTGTTGCCAATTCAAATTGTATGAATCCATATTTGCTCATATCCATTGCACCTGATGGTTGCAAATCATATGGAGATGTATTCAAACAGAAGTTATAACAATACAAACCATCTGGTGCACCGCCATTTGTCCGTGCAAATTTTTCGACATAGTTGAGAAGTCCAGCGTTCATTGTGTTCTCTCTATACTCTCCGTCTACTAGTATACCAATACTAACAAGTATATCTTTTATATTTTCTGGTTTATATGTTCCTGTTATGTGTTTGTCATAAGGAAATTTTTTAGTTATGTCAATAACATCAAAAGGAAGTATCGGGAGATTTGTACCTTGTAAAACCATGCTTGGATCATACCTACGACCGACTAAATTTGTATCAGATGGTTTGTATTTATATTGCCAATTTGTATAATTTGACCATTCATTTCGAACCCCAACATCACTTCGTTGTAAATAAAACATCCAGTTTGCAACAGAACCGAAGGAATCAATATTAATTCTAGATTGACCTGTTACATTGTAATATTTGGTCTCTTGAACCTGTTTAAAAATATATTTGTGATCTTTTGATGCAAATATTTTTGCTTCTTCATCAGATAAGAAACAATACGTACAATTCAAATTAATATCTGCACTCCACACGGATCGTTTGTCTTGGTAATTGTTTAAGCTTACATCTGGAGGAGTTTGCAAGAAATTATACATTTGCATGTGAGCTTGGTTGAAATTTGGGGCAATGTAAGGAAATCCTTCGAGAGGATTATATACGTCCCTAATAACAAACATCTCTCTGATGGGTCTGAATGAGATACTTATATTTAGTTCGTTGTATTGCATAGCGATCAATGGAAAAGCCATTTGACTTTTTAAGCTGAACCATGATAAAATTGGAATATACAAAATCCTTCCATCAATTGATGGTTGTGCACCAGCTAGATCAGGTGTATAATATGCATTTGGATATTGATCTATATATTCACGGATATTTTTGTGTGAAAATATTTGATTAGATGGATTATTTAGTTCTGGTATATTTCCAGTCATTCGATTAAACAAATCCTTTTTTTCTTGAGTAAAATCGCGATTGACAAGCGATAATAAATATTGACCTGAATATTGCTGTATAGTTTGATTACCACATGTTATAGTAATTTGACTTATCATCTGGGCTCCAAGATTTTCAATCCACTTAAATTCATAAGGAGACCAAACATTTCCTGTATCTGCACTTGGTGGAACAATTGGAGACCAAATATTAGGCAAAGTAATGGACGCATAACAATCCATCAATAAATCTGCATGTCTCTTAATCTTAAAGACAAATGTTGATTCTTCATTCAATCGAAGGGTTGGACTTCCTTCGTAATCTAATCTGAAATTCTGTTTTCCAAAATTAGTGTATTTAGCATATGTTGATTTCCAAAATGTTTTCGTTGGGTTCCCTGTCAATATAATAGATTGTTGTCCAGTAGCTGCCAATTGCATTAAACCTCCGGCCATATGTTATTATGAAATATTTTTTTAATATGTAATATTAGACGAATGATAGACATTAATAAATTAGATGAGGGGACAATAAACCTATTTATATTATTTGTTTTTGTTGTTATTATTCTCATGATGGGTCTTTATTTTTACAGAGTTTTACGTATGAATCGAAACGAATGCAAATATACAGATAATTTATACAACAAATCTGATTCATATATTAATTCGATTGTCGATAATGCAAAAGCAGCAGATTATGCCCTATATGATTATTACATCAAAACAGCATACAATGCCTGTTCTGGAGGAGGATATAAAAATGATTTCGTAAATATTTGTCATCTAAAAAATGTATTGAAAACTGGTGCAAGGTGTTTGGATTTTGAAATCTACTCTGTTAACAATAGACCAGTTGTTTCAACATCTACGGCAGACAACTTTCATGTAAAGGAAACATATAATTCGGTTGATTTTGCTGATGTCATAAGTACGATCCAATACTATGCATTCAGTGATCATTCGCCAAATAAAAACGACCCTATCTTACTTCATTTGCGCATTAAAAGCAACAATATAAAGATATACAAGGCAATGACAGACATTATGAAAAACTGCCCTTACATGATTGGTAAGGATTATAATTACGAGAACAATGGTTACAACATAGGAAGCGAACCTCTAAAGAAATTTAAGGGTAAGATTCTTCTCATAGTAGACAAGAGTAATGATACGTTTATGAATTACGATGGTTTTTATGAATACGTTAACCTTACTAGCAACTCTGTCTTCATGCGATCGTATAAATATAAGGACGTGAAAGATACTGCGGATGCGGATGAGATTATACGATACAATAAAACGAGAATGTCAATTGTTGTCCCTGACGTAGGACCTGAACCACCCAACCCCAACGGATTACTAGCGAGAGAAGCTGGATGTCAAATGATCGCCATGAGGTATCAAAACCCAGACACATTGTTTCAAGAAAACACATCTTTTTTTGATAAATGTGGCTACGCATTCTGTTTGAGACCAGAGCGATTACGACAAATACCAGTAACAATTAGACCTCCTGTTCCGCAAAAACCATCATTGTCATATGCAACGCGCGATATTTCGAGTAATTTTTACAAATTCCAAATTTAGTTATATTCTGTTATTGTATGAACTATAGAGTATTTATAGCTGGACTTGTATCAATAATATGGTTAATCTATGTGATGGGAGATATTGGTATTATTGGTTGGGTCATTGGTTATATGACATGTCTCAAATTGTCCGCTCCATCAACAGGTGAACCAAATTTAATAGAAGCCTGGTTACGAGAAAATCACATAATCCCACAAACATTTACAACTTCACTACGTTTAAAAATGCAATTCTATAGATCGAGTTCATATTGGTGTCTTCATATACATCATTGGATTTACCTGTTAATTTTAGCCCTTTTCTCATATGTAAATGTGCATATGCAGTTTTTATCTGCGGTAGCACTTGGCGGTTCAATACAGGGTTTGATATATGATGACTGGTATCGCGTTTTATGGTTTGAATAACGCATCGTCATCAAACAAAAACTCAATAAGATATAACTCTAAATTTAGATCTTATCTTTATACATGAAGAACAAGTTTGTGTGTGACAAATCGCTTACCTTTCAGGAATGCGAACTAGCCATTCTTAGAAATGCAGTTGATTTAGCTGAAAATAAGATGGGAAAACAATTGGTGAATACACCTGATGTCCAGCAAATGATAAAAATTGTAGAGGATTTTATCAATAGAAAAAATCTGATTTGTTACGGAGGAGTCGCAATCGATGCACTTTTACCAGAAAGTGATAAAATATACGATAAAAATGTAGAGCTAAGTGACTATGATTTTTATACACCGAATGCACTAGAACATGCTAAAGAACTGGCAGACATATTTGTTCAGAAGGGGTATACTGAAGTCGAGGCCAAAGCAGGGTCTCATTTTGGTACATTCAAAGTTTTCTGCAATTTTCTTGCAGTTGCCGATTTGACGTATATGCCTCCCGAACTTTTCAAGGTTCTCAAGAAGGAATCGATCCGAGTAAAGGGGATATTGTATTGTCCACCAAATTTTTTGAAGATGGCAATGTACTTGGAATTATCACGACCTGCTGGTCAAATTGATCGTTTTGAGAAAGTATTCAAACGACTTACGTTACTCAACAAATACTATCCAATTACAAGTGCAAATTGCGGAGAGGTTGATTTTCAACGTCCCATGGAAAACCAAGAGGATGAAAAGGAGTCGGAAATTTACGAAAATGTGAAAAATACGTTTGTTAATCAAGGTGTTGTTTTTTTCGGTGGAATGGCGATGAATTTGTTTTCGCATTACTTGCCAAAGAAGAAGCAAAAGAGTGTTCGTCATATTGCTGATTTCGATGTATTGTCAATTGACCCGCTTGGTACATGCGAAATTGTTAAAGAGCGTCTTCTCGATATTGATGTAAAACATGTAAAAATAGTACCGCATAAAGCGATCGGTGAAATCATCCCAGAACATTACGAAATACTTGTCAACAAAGAGACGATTGCCTTTGTATATAAACCAATCGCTTGTCACAGCTACAATGTAATTACAATCAAGGGACAGCAGTTGAAGGTTGCTACTATAGACACGATGCTCAGTTTTTACCTTGCATTTTTGTACACGGAACGACCATATTACACCATTTTTGCTGATCGTATTTTGTGCATGTCCAAGTTTTTATTTGAAGTCCAACAGCAAAATCGGTTGGCACAAAAGGGGTTGTTACGTCGTTTCAGCATAACATGCTATGGTCATCAAGAATCAGTAGAGGAGATGAGATCACACAAAAACGAGATGTTTCAACAACTTAAAGGAAAACGAGGTACAAAAGAATATGACGAATGGTTTTTGAATTATAAACCAGGATCGAGCAATGATACAAAGAATTATGAGATAAGCGAAGAAGTTGGTTCTGAGGCCAAGCCAGAGAAGAAACGAAAAAACAAGAAAACAAAGAAACGTAGAAGAACTAGTGCCACAGCACGTAAAGTATTCAACTTCAAAATTTTCAAGTCGAAGAAAAATCGTCATTGATTAAATACAATATGTTTCGATATACATTTTACAAAAATCCTTTGCTGTTTTATAGATAAATTTACATATAAATGTATCATAACAATAAGTAGGTACAATCCCTTGTAAGTAAACAAGTATATTTATAAAAAAAACAATTATCTTCTCTAACGTTCGTTTAATAGCATAAGTGATATTATGCTTTAAACTTGACTCGTCTACATAAGTACACATATTATTGTTCTGTTGTTTTATATAAAAATGATGTACATCCAAAACACCTGTCAACATTCGATGAAAATTGCTT